AGCGCCTCTGCCGTAGATTCGTTCTGCCCTTTCCAGTCTGGCACGGATCAAATCTCGGTTTTGGCTGTGTTCCCAGTTGCGAAAGAGTTCTCTGGCCTCGGCTTGCTCCAGTACAACTCTATCGCTTGGGTTTTCAATGTTCTTTCGGCTGTAAGTCACCAGTAAGCTCCAAAGCCATGTTGATTATTTTTTCAGGATAAGGCACACCGTCTTTCACCTTATCCAAGATTCTCATTGCTTCTCTGTGGGTCATAAAAATAAAAGTTGTTGAGTTTTTACAGTTGATCCAGCGTCATAGCGTTGTGTGTCGCCTTTGGGGTATGGCATAACCTCATAGTTCAATTGTTTGAGCAAACTATTTTTTTGGGCTTTGCTACCAACAAAATAAACATACCGATGCTTGGCACTTCTGTTAATTCTGATTTCAGAAATACCAAAACTGTGGCGACTGTGCTTTCCATCTTCACCCGCCATGTCGGTGCGTTCTTTGGTTGTGCCAGTAAACAGAAAATTGCTTGCCTGGTAGATATACCCAACATGGCCCATGGCTGTATCAGCATAAGACACCACAATGGTTGGCTTGGGCAACATTTGTAGACTTTTGCTGACCAGAAAAGATGCGCCATTTTTAACACCATCATTTAAACAAAGACGATTGAGTTCTAAAACTTTGTCTTTGTGGTCGACCCCGCAAATGCCCATGCAAAGATTTGGGCTTGCTGGCATTCCATAGGTCACAACACCAACTAGATGTTCATCAACATAAAGACCAAAAGCATAGGAAATTGGACACATCCGTTTGGCATAGTGTTTTTCCAATAACCAAGGCTCAACCTCAAAAGTATTGATTGGGATGACCTTCATGCTTTTCTCCTCAACTCTGCCATTCGAGCAAGTTCTGCAAGGCTTGGAGGCCGAGTAACTTTTGCATCTGCCTTGATTTTCTCCAAAGCAGGGTCTGGCTCATTTGATGGTGGAACAGTGAGCTTCACAATGTCGGCAGGATTGCCTTTAATTTCAAAAACATCTTGCCAACTACTTGTGATTGATTTCTCAAGTACCGCTTTAATGTCCTGACCATTCGATCTAAACCGATCTAGTTTGGCAACTAGTAGTTTCATTGCGTAATCAGTAGCAGGTTTACCAATCCTTTTTCTCATTTGGATAAAGGCTTCCCATGTCTCCAATGGAATCCAATCAGGAACAACAGCAACGATAGTTGCATTCTTATTTGGTTTATGGTTATTGGTTAATGGTTTATGGTTAGGGTTATTTTGGCTTTCATCTGGTAACCCAGAAATAACCGACTGGGTTTTCTTTGGCCTTCCACCTAGCTTCCCATTGTTCTTGTTTTTCTCTGCTTGCTCGTGGTAATCCTTGATCTCCACCTCAATACGTTTATGCACCCATCCTGTTTTACCCTGTTTGAAGAAGTCAGACAGTACATTTTGAAGAGATGAAAACTCCATCTCAGAACCCAAACGTAACCTACGAGAAACCACTTGGGTTTCCAATGGGATAGGCTTTTCATCAAGGTAATACCAGTCAATCAACTGGCGATAAATGCCATGCTCAATTGTTGTGAGATGGCTAGTGTCTTTCCGATAGTCGGCAATATTGAACTTGTAATAGTGCATCAAATTTGCTCCTTAAATTTTAAGTAAGCCTTATGCGCTTCTTCTGCACTATCAAAATAACCTATAGAAATATATTTTTTATTTATAAAAATTTGAGCATGAAATTTACCATTTCTTTTTTTGTATGAAACACCTCTATATCCAGAAGTATTGTTACTTTGTGGATTTTTTTGATTTGCTAAATTTATCGACTGAGACACGTCTCTAAGATTTGCAATTCTGTTGTCTTTTTTGTCTTCATTTTTATGGTCTATTTGTTTTTCTGGCCAATTACCAAATGAAAAAGCCCAAGCCAATCTATGTGCCAAATAATTTCTTTTAAAAATGTATATTTGCCTATAACCATTGGGATGGTCTTTTTCAGCATATGAACCAACTTTTTCAGCTTTCTTATGTTTAAGCCATAAAAATCGCCCCGTTAATTCATCGTAATGCAATTCTTCTTTAAATTTATCAATTGATACTTGAAACATAAAAAACCCAAAAAAAAAGGGCTACACCTGAAGTCTCACCCTTTCGGATGTTGGCGGACTGGCACAGTACCAGCAGACTTCATGTGTAACCCCACTGTGAAACGCCGCCAAGCGTCTTTTGAGTAAATATACCCTATTTCGGTCCTCGTTTCAAGTTCCTAAACTTGGTTGTTGAATGTCCAATGTGAAAGAAGTGACAGTGTGGGCACTTATAAATCTGGAATGAATTATCTCGTTTTTTAGAGATTGTCGATTCTGCTGACGAAAATGTTGGATAGGGATGCTTGCCCTCACACTGAATAGCAGGATCAAACTTGTCGGCAGTCTTCATGCTTCCCTTGCTTTCATCATTGCGTCTGCCATTTTGTAGGCATCTTCAGAAGTACGCTGTTCATATCTATTGACTCCAATTAGACCAACATATTTATCAGAGCTAAGAATACTTTGCATAGCTTTAGCCGCAAAATAATCACGCAAAGTCATTCCAAGATTCATTGTTGGGCAATCATTTAGATCGCCACACCACGGAAATGCTCGTTCTTTGTTCATTGGTACATTCCTAAAATGTTAATTGGGCGTTCTACATGGAGTTCTAAAGCTCTGGCTATCAAACCAATCATGGCAGCATCTCTGTCACCAGGATGGTTGTTGTAAGTTATGACTAAGTTATAGGCGTAAGCTAGTAAAGCTTCAGCGCAGTCTTGTTCAGATTGTTCGATGTTCATGCGGTAAGCCTATCAAATAAAACATCTGTTTGGTAGTAGGGTAAACACCTATGTTTTTCTTTAAAAAGCCATGGCACATTAGAGGCTCTTTAAGGAGAAAGTAATGGCAACACTAAACGGCAGAAAAGTAATCGACATTGAAGTAGATGGTGTCGATCCTAGGGATTATCCTGATTTCAGCGATGCGTATTTCAGTTACGCTTGCTACGAGGATGGCACTCCATTAACTGAAGAGGAACTAGACAAACTAGCCGATCAGAATGGCGACATCCTTCACCAGAAAGCATACGATTCATTACATTAAGGAGAAAGTAACATGATGCACATTGACATCACAAAAGTAATTGGCATTGAGCTTACGCCAATCAAAGAAACTAGCTCATCAATTTTCAGAGAACTCATTATCAAAACAAGAGAAGGTGATTTCACAATTACCATTTCTGCAGATACTGATGATTACGAAATTAAAATTCAATCTTAAGGAGAAAGTAACATGAACACACAAGCCCTCAAATATGTCCGTAATCTCTTCCAGACATACCAAGCCCCCCCACAAACAATTCGTAGCTACCAACGTCAATGGATTCGCTCTGTGCGTTATCTTGGCGACAACTGGTTGTTGGCTAAGAAAGTCGAACGCCTTGAAACTCCACGAACTAATTGATAGGCAAGGTGATATTGTGAACAACTACATCATCGAATACAAAGAGCAATACGCTCACGAGCAATACTGCCCATATTGCGTCACCCCCAAGGGCAAAAAGTTTGTCTGCTGCGGTGAGATGGATTGGGTAGATTTCAAAGACCTTGATGACAACACTCAGTTGGAAATCATCAAGGAAGAATACGATAATGCATTCGGCAACCACAAGGTATAACATGACAGTAACTGATTTACTCAAGCTCAATGTAAACGAGCATACAGAGAAGAAAGGTAACCTTACCTATCTCTCATGGGCGTGGGCATGGGCTGAAGCTCTCAAGGCCGATCCACAGGCACACTTTCAAGTGATGATGTTTGGCGACAAGTGCTATACCGACATCAATGGCACTTACATGGTCTGGGTGACAGTGACCCTGTTCAACAAACCAATGACCTGCCAACTGCCTGTCATGGATCACCGCAACAAGGCCATCATTGCCCCTGATGCGTTTGCTGTTAACACTGCCATCATGCGATGCATGACCAAAGCTTTGAGCCTCCATGGGCTTGGCTTATACATTTATGCGGGTGAGGACCTGCCAGAGCTTGATATAGGATTGGTGGACACTGTGGTGGCTGCCATCAAAGAGAGATACGATGCCGGTGATGAGCCTGGTATGTATGGCGAATGGGAATCCATTACGGATAACGAAGTTCGCATTCGGGTTTGGGATACGCTCAAGCCCGATAGTAAGGTAAGGTCGGCTATTAAAGCCTATAAAGAAAAACTGAAGGAAAGTACATGAAACGCTTAGACGCAATCGCAACAGTGGGTGAATACAAAGACCCAAAAACTGGTGACATGAAGAAACGCTACTCCAAGTGTGGATCAGTGTTCATCAATGATGAGGGTAATATCTCAGTGAAGTTCGACACAATGCCTGTCGGTGCTTGGGATGGTTGGATCAATGCTCGTGAGCCATTTGATGGTGAGAAACCCGCCCGTCCAAGTTCTGCCCCCACCCGAAAAACTCGTGGTAGTGGCTTTGATGACATGGATGACGCACCATTTTGATATTAGGGGGAAAACGGGCAGCAATGCCGGACGAACGCCAGTACCCCGCCCCCTAGGAGAAAGTAATGATTGATTTATTTAAACTGTTCCGTAGAAATGCCAAAGACACTTCAATTGAAGCTGCTGAAAGCATAGCCCCCACCCTGCCAAATATTGAGAGCCTGGTCTTTGAATACGCCACCATGCGTGGCAAACAAGGATTTACAGACGATCAATTGAATGAGCATTTCCAAACCCATAAATCGACCTACAGAGCCAGACGCTCTACATTGGTAGACAAAGGGTTAATCGAGGACTCTGGTGAGCGTGTGAAGGGTCCTAATGGTCGCAACATGACTATCTGGAGGATCAAATGAAATCAATCATTGACTTGTTCTCAGGCAAGGTCTACACCAAGACCGATACCATGGTCATTGCAGAGAATGGTGATGTGTTCAACAAGGTTGGCGACAACTACATTGGTAGCGATGGCGAACTCATCATCAAGCAAGGTGACCACCTATTTAATACCAGAACTGGAATAGGTTCCAACTTTGGTGATCCATTCTTAGAGGACTTCTAATGACGAAACACATTCAACATTCTTTTAGTCAAGATAAGATGCATATTGTTATGCCCAATACTGAACAACTAATGCGTGACAAGTTGGCTGATTCGCTTAAAGAATTTAACCAATGGGTTGACTTGATTCGCAATGGTGAAGCAGAGGTTACAGGGTTGACTGTTACAAGAAAGAACAAATGGGTAGGGCTGACAAATCAAGAGTTAGCAGATTGTTGGGACACCATTCCAGAAAAAGCAATGAGGCGAGTTGAAGCCAAACTCAAGGAGAAGAACACATGAGCTATGCAGATATTGAAATGAAGGTTTTGCAGTGGGGAGAAGCTCGTGGCATTGTACAGAACTCTACCCCTGCTGCTCAAGCAAAGAAAACACTTGAGGAACTAGACGAGTTATATGCCGCTATTGCTAAAGGTGACAGAGAAGAGATGGCAGATGCCTATGGCGACATCCTGGTCACTTTGGTGATGGGTTGTGCCTGTGCAGACCTAGACCTCGTCACTTGCTTTAAAGGTGCATATGAAGAGATCAAGGACCGCAAGGGTTATCTGACCAAAGAAGGTATCTTTGTTAAACAGTAAGAACCGCTAGGGCATGATTGATGTGTTTGATTCTGTCATCCAGACCAATCGTGCCCCCATTAATTTTCTTGGTTAACGCAAGCCAATCTCTGTTCTGGGCTAAGTTGTTGCAGTTATGCGTAGACCAAAACCAACCCGCAGTTAGAGCGGCATACTTAGGCGTGGCGACCAACTCAGGATTAGCCCAGAAATCTACACCTAAAGCTTTTCCCGCATGAAAATACCCATCGGAGCCGGTAAGCTGAATACACCCCCTGCCTCGAAAACGATACCCATCCCCTGAAGCTTCATCTCGGTTGCCCATGCGAGAGGCATAAACCTTGTTGGCAATCTTCTGTGGCTTCTTCTCATACTCATTGGCAATCTCTTGAGTAGGGAATCGTTTAGGCCATAACTTCATCAAGGTGGCAGCACGATAGTTCAGGTTCTCTTCAAGCAATTTAAAGTTGCCACACTCATGTGAGCATTGACCAATAAACCCTGCCTGTTGTTCAGGCAAGTTAATGCCAAACCTTTGGAATGTCTCGTTTAACGCATCCACCCATTCAGAACCAATGTGGAGCTTATGCAATTGTTCAGCGGTTACCATTCAACTGTTCCCTTACTTGGTTGTAGGAGTCGATACAGGCGTTGAGTTGGTTGATTGCCCTGTCTCCTTCGGCTGCGATTGCTGCAATAGCTTCAAGAGTTGCTCTGTCAGATTCGCTTCCCGCTTCTTTGCTATCTCCGGTGGAAGGGGTGGCACTTGCGGTGGTTTGTACACAACCGGAGGAGGGGAGGCGCACCCTGCCAGCACGAATGAGAGCATTAATGTCAGTTTGTTTCTTAGTGACAACATTGTTGGCCTCTTGCAGTTTGTTTGATGTTTCGTTAATCTGCTGATTCAGCTTTTGTTCAATAGCACGAGACTGCTCATTCTTCAGAGCAATTTCAGATTGCATCTCCGCATCACGCTCATTCCACCCCGCATGATGCCCATAGAAATAGACACATATTGCAGTAACAACAGCACCTAAGATTACATAGGGGTTTAGTAAGCTCATGTCTCACTCCGTGCATTTGCCCGCTCCATTGCAATATCCTCACGTTCCGAATGTAAGTGATCGGAAGGCGTTTGTGGCGGTGGACCAGGTGTCCAAGACTCATCGAGTTGAGGATTTACCCAAACAGGCATCGCCCCAAATGGTTGACCAGCAATTACTGGTGATGCACCGAAAGAAGCTTGTACTTGTTGGCATGGACTTGCGGTGCCACCTGATTGATATGTTTGTGTAGACAGTGCGTTAGTAGCAGAACTCACCACACGCTTAGTCATCACACCACCAATGCCACCCACGATGAGCAACACAATGTCGTTCAACATCTTGGTGTATGCCTGGTCAATCGGAGCCATTGACTTGATAGGCTGAGTAACAAAGGTCACCGAGTAAAGCAATGCAACAACAATAAAACAGAGGATCAGGGTCACCACAATGACCACAAATCCCCATACCCTTACCTCAATATCACTTGGTGTCAACTTTGGGTTCTGGCTCAATTTTCTTCTCCAAGATGGGTGCTACAAGATATTCAGGGCACATCTGAGTAAACAGGCATTTGGGCTTTTGACACTCAGGCTTGTAAAAGTTGTCAGGGTTCTGGCATGGATACCTGTAGACATCTTTGCATCCAGTAAGCAGTAGCAAAAGCACAAGGTATTTCATAAACCAAACATTCCCAATAGTTTAGCCACTATCTTATCGGACAGTGAATCAGGCAAAAACTTGAGCAGTCCAAGTACCCACCAAACGACACACAATCGAACAAATATCTTTAGAAACACATCAAATTGTTTCTGATACTCATTCACCGACCACACCTCGCCTTGGCACACATATCACCAATTTCGGATATGCCAAAAGCAATCAAGGCCACAAAGAACACGATTGCCAAACCTGCAATCAGATAAGTCATCTGCTCTTCTTCAGCTTCTTTACGCTTCTTTTCCTCTGCCTTCAAAGCTGCCATCTCTTTGGCATCATCTCGATCCATCTCAGCCTGACGAGCTTTGATTTTGTTCCAGACATCAATCTTGCCTGTTTGCATGAACAACATCTTCAACTCTTCTTCAAATGCTCTGGCTTGCTCAAGAGCCATTTCAATCTGAAGAGCGGTTCCCATGTTAGAACCTTTCTTGTCCATCTTTGCTTGGAGCATGGCCTTGGTAGCCTGACTCTTTGCATCGAACATCTTGCCTAGCATTGGGGCAAGACCGCCTAAATCATTGGCTACCTTACTAGCCTTCTTAACCATCGAAATGGCACTCTGTAGGCCATCAAGCGCAGCAATCGGATCAATTGGGATCATGTCTAGTCCTCAGTTTATATAACACTCCAATACCATGCCATTACATAAACTGCCCATAGGACAAGTAAGAGAAGACTAACCGCTGCCAATATGACAACGGAGTCTTTCATCTCAAAAGTGAGATTTAAAGTTTTGCCAAGCAATACCAATAGCGGTAATACCTGCCATACACCAGAGAATAGGTTTAGCCAATGAAGCTATCCAGTTGAGTACTTTGACTGCACCATTAGCGGCTTGGATGGCCTCCACAAGACCTTTAGTGTTCTTGTCGATACTGTCTACTTTTTGTTCAACTGCAATCAGGCGCTCATATATTTGGGCGTGTGATACTTCAGACATATTTACCTCGGTGGAATTGCACGATAAGGACTGCCTAACTTTTGAGCATTTTCAAAAGCTTTCATTTGCTTCTCACCGAGAGTTGAAACACCTAATTCGGTTGAGCCAGCAAAAGGAGGCACAACAAAGTCACTAGCCAAATCAGCCATGCGACCATAATCTTTTCTCTGAGCGGCATCTGCAAAGCCAGGTATAGCCATCAAAGCAGCAAGGCCTGCGCCACTCTTTAAAGCACGTTTCATGTCTTTATCAAGATTGACTTTAGGACCTTCAATGTTTTCTTTGCGGTAACCTTTAATGATTGCATTTTCTTCAGCTTTAAGGCCACCACCTTTGCCTGGTTCAAATGCAGGACGGTAACCAAGAATCTCACCAACCTGACCATAAGTCTTAGCACCAACTTCACCACCGCCATAGAAGCTTTCTAAGTAACGCTTCATGCCAATCTGCTCTTTGGTCAAACCTGCTTCTGAAGGATCAACAGGCTTTTTAGCTTTTGATGCAGGTTTCTCAACAGGAGCAACGGGGGCAACAGTAGAAGGAGCTTCAGCAGTAGGAGCAACTGGAGCCGCCATGGTTGCAGGTTGAGTTGTTGCTGTCGTTGTAATAACAGGTGCTTCTTTCTTTACAGTGATAGGCAACTGGTTCTTGATGGCATTACCAACAATATCTGCTTCCCACTGCTTAGTAATCTTGCCACCACTAATTTCTTCAGCAGTAGCCAATGGAACGCCATATTTAATTTCAAAGTCTTTGGCAAACTTAGTCTGTGTCTCTTCTTTAGGAACAGGCACAGCAGTAGGCGTAGGCTTAGACAGGTCTGCAGTTTCCATTGTGGGATCAATACGTTGAGTAATATCCCTAGATTTCAAACCTTTTTCCTCACCTTTTTTTAAGAAATGATGAGCTGCAGCAAGAGTACCAAGTGTTCCAACTATGGCAGCAGGAATTTGCCAATTGCTAGTTAATTGATCCATCAATGCGCCAACAACTGAAGGCGCTTGTGGAGCAGGAGTCTGAGCTTGAACTGCCTTGTTAGCTTGAGTAACTTGTTGCACCAAACCTGAAGGATTGAGTTCACCCGCAACAGGCGTACCCATTGCAGGAGGAGCAATAGGCTTTGTTTTACGAGGTGCAGTTTCTACAGGAGCGGCTTGTGGAGGAGCCATTTGTTGTTGAGGCTGACCACCAAAAAGGAATGAACTAGCTTCCTCTTTAGAAAGTGTTTCATAAGGCGTAGTCATTTATTAATCCCCTGGTGACAACACAATTTGATTTCTACCATTCACCATCAAAGAGCCTTTAGGAGGAAGAACACTTCTGCCTTCTAATTGTGATCTCATTTTATGTTGGAAGGTATTGTTAATCGCTTGGAAAATCTCAGATTTTTGGAAATTATCAGCAAGTTGACCAAGGTCTACAGTCTTGCCAGTTCTTGCCATCTCACGCTGAGAAGCCAACAATTCTTTAGACCAAGCCGCCATCAAAGCATTGTTACGCTGTTGATTAACACGATTGGCAATCATTGCCTCTGCACCGCCAGTGTATGGATCGGTGTCAGGAACAGTATTCCATGTTGGTGGCTTAACGTGTTCTGGAATGTTTTTATAAGCAGCATCGTTAGCAGAATTCAAAGCATTCAAACGAACAAATGATTGGAACTCAGCAGGAGTCTTAATAACACCTTGCAGTTCTTGGAAGATTGCTTGCTGAAGATTTTGTTGTTCTTGCAACATTTCATTGCGAGAAGCAGAACCTGAAGTTGATTCACGGCCTGATGCGCCAGCTTGTGTAGTAGCAGAAGTGTTAGCACCCATACTTCCACCAACACCAACTTTAGCACCCGCAGGAGGAATGCCACCTTCAACACCTGTAGCTCCAGTACCAACATTGCCCCCAACATTAGCACCGACAGTCTGTTGACCGCCAGCATTAACATTGAGCCCTTGTTCTCTTTGTGAACCCAATGAAGAACCGATTTGATTGAGTCGGCTAACATAACCAAGCAAGCGTTTGCGTTGGTCTTCAGGCAATGAAGAGATGTGATTAAGAACAGGCTTTAAACGATTAGCAAGACTTAATTGTTCATCAATGTTTAAGTTAGCACCACCCGCAGTACGAGCAGAGTTATAGGCATCATTGGTTGCTAATTGCAACTGGCTTGTCAAACCTTTGTTAGCCAACTCAGCGTTGTATTTACCTTGAGTCCATGGCAAAGTCTGCAAAGATTTAGTATCGGTGTCTGTAAAAACACCTCCACGATCTTGCAGTGCGGCAACCTCTTTAGGTGTCAAAACACGACCAGTCAAACCATCTTTGATTCGACCAGTAACACCCAATTCGTTCTCTTCTTTGTAGTACAAATTGTTGTTAATGTCTCGTGCTTCTTTTTCCTTAACACCGCCTCCGTTGTACCATTTCAAAGCCTCGTTGTAGTTACGGCTTAGTACGTTGACCAAGACCTTATCCCACTGGGTTGATTGGTTAGGACGATATTGTTCTGTTTCTTTTTCGTGTGCAGCAATATTGTTTGCAATACGCATCCGTGCATCAGGCGTATTTGCATTAGGAATGTCTGCAACAATTTCTTTGAAACGAGTTGGATAATCCAAAGTTACTTTGGCAATAGATGACTCACTACCAGGGTTAGCAGGAATAACAGTTTCAACCATGCCTCCACCAATAGCAGGTGGTACAGCTTGCTTGTCTAATGGTGGTGCAATAGCTTCAGCCATTTTCAATCCTTATTCAGCTAAACCATGGGTATAGTCATAACCCATAATCGGTGCAGGTTGTTGAGTCGGTGTTGTTTGTTGGGCAGGATTACGAGCCTGACGCATAGTGTTAACAGCACCCATTACATTGCCAGTTCCTAATTGCGCCATAGCAGGAGCAACAGCACCCGCCATGTTTGAAGCAGAACCAAGCCTTTGATTCATGTAATCCCCTAAATTTTCAGGAGGAGCCACACCTTGTTGGGGAGCTTGCATTCCATCAACTTCACCAGTATTTCGGTTAAATCCGGCATATTGCGCCCAATCACCATATTGAGCAGGACTAGCAAAATCAAAGTTTTTCATTTAGATGACCTTAAAGCTTAAAGCCCTTGCCAGAACTAGATGTATTGGCTCCTTGAGTACCTGCAAAGTTGGCAGTAGTCGAAGCTTGTGGCGTACCATAAACAACAGATGCATACTTGTTGTACAAGTCCATTGGAGACTGTGCATAACCAATAGCCTTGCCACTTGTATCAACAGCTTGACCAAGCATTGCACCACCTGCAGTTCCTGCGCCAAGACCTGCAGTTAACAGATTGCCATACAAACCACCAGATTGACCCAAAGCCTGTGAGCCAGTGCCAAGCAGTGTGTTGGCGGCTTGTTGGCGTTGTGCTTCTACTGCAGCAGAAGTCTGAGCGGCAGCAGACTGCATACGCTGTTGATTCAAGGATGACAGATTACGATCTGCCAAAGCCATGCGTGAGGAACCTAGACCACCTGCGGCTCCATACATAGCATTTTGACCTGCTTGGGCTTCACGAGCGGCTTCACGGGCAGGTTGCAAAGAAGCTTGGATTTGCTCTGTTTTGTAGTCAGGAGAGAACAAACCTAATAGTTTTTCAGTACCTGCAGTAGCCAGATTCTGACCGCCTGTAGCCATCAAATCGGCAATATTCTTAGTGCCACCACCACCTGCAAGACCTAAATTGCGTCCTGCTTGAGTTAATTCGCCACCAATAGCTTGTTGGGCATTGCTTACAGAAGCAGCATTTTCGTATGCATTTTGAGCCGCTTTAGTTGCATAAGGGTTAAGTTGACCATATACATCTTTAGCGCCAGTAACTGTACTTTGGTAAGCAGGAAGGAAAGTGTCTCGTAAAGCTCCTACTTGGAGCCCCAACATTTCCTTTTGTTCTGGCGTAAGCGTGGCAGAACTACTGCCTGATGATTTTCCACCGCCCATGATTAAGCTCCTTTTCCGGTCATCTTAAAGGGTTGAAACCCTATGCCGTTAGATTGATTGGGTTGAT